ATGCCCGGCAATTTCTTTTTTTGAAATCAGCATACTTTGCTTGGTTATGACCTTTTTTCGCTTAAGCCACATCATCGTTACTTCACGAAGGTTTTCATCGGTTTTGAAATCACCAAGCAAATCATTACAAAAATCTTCACGGGTGTATGCGCTTACATTCTCTTTCTTATCTTCTCTTATTCTACTCTTCTCTTCTCTTCTCTTCTCTATTGAACATTCGTTGAACGTATGTTGAACATTCGTTGAACTTGTGTTCAGCCTACGTTCAGCAGACGCCTTACCAGCGTTGGACATTTTTTCACGCTTTTGCTGGCCTTCACTGAACTGAATATCAAGAAATTTGATGCCAATGCCATCATCGTAAACCTCAACCATCTTCAAGGCAATTAGCTTTTCAAGGTAGCCATCGGCTTCAAGTTCGGCGTGCTCATACGTCATAACGCATTCGGCATTCCAGTAGATGCAGCATAGCCTTAAAAATGCCACTTGCACCTCGCAAGATTGCCGGGATATTCTGCCCATCATCCAGTCGGCTGGGCTAAATTTAAACCAAGGTAGTTGTTTCATAAATTGATTTTTTTAAGTGAATATTTAGTTGCATCGGATACGGGCACAAGAAACCCAATAGAAGTTTTGGTACTGTTTTCAACCTCTCTATACTTTTGGGATTCATACATTAGTTGCAAATGTTTTTTTCCAAAAATAAACATCGTTGAATAGTTGCCAATTAAATAAAGCCAAGTGTTGTCATTTCTATAAATGCCCGAATCGACATAATTTAAATTTATAGGGTTGCTTTTTTCTTTAACCTCAATGTATATGTTCCCTGTATCAAAGAATTTATCATCAAATTTTATCTCAATCCCCTGTAGATTTTCACCTACAGAGAATTGAAATTTTTTGCTTGACAAAGATGTTAGCGGTATGCCTATTTCTTTCAATAAAGCAATAGCAACAAAGTCCTGAAATTCAAGCCCCTTTTGAAGGGATGAATTATAGTATTCTTTATAATTCATTTCCCCATCCATACCAGTTGCTTTTTTTGATGTTTCTACAAAACATTTCAAGTTTGTTCCCGTAATTATACAGGTCATCAATAATGTTTAAAAATTCAATAGGCTTTTCGCTGTGGTTGTCATTCCTTTCGATTGCCTGAACGCTGTCATAAAGCCTCTTGTTATCGGGCACGCAGCTACCCTTTGTCGCAATTAAAAGTATCTCATGCCTTACAGAATTATAGTGCCCCATGTTATGTTTTACTTTATCCCAAATGAATGAAGTTTTGTATTTAAACCCCCATTCATTTATCACTCTAAAAGAATCTTCCAACAAAGGCGATGTAACCCACAAAAACAAAACGCTGTCTTTTTCTGCAATTTGTTTTACAGGCAATTGGCAAATTTGCTCAACACTCATGGTTTGATAGTGCTTCGCCGCACCGCCCAATTGCGGGGTGTCTTGCTTATCATTATAGCTCCATGCTGGGTCGGCATAAATAACCCTAAATTTTTCATTTGTATTGAAAATATCTACCTTGAAATCATTGTTTGACTTTGTAGTTATTCTTTCCGAATACTCTTCTTTTTTCTTTTCAAGTTCGGCTTTTTTCTCCTCCTTCTTAATATCTTGGTAAACTTGGTTAATGCTTACCTCCCCTGTTGAAAGTTTGGCCTTTACCTCTTCAGGTGCTTTGGCTTCAATAACCTTTACCTTGGCGATGGTGTCATGCGAAACATTAGCAACCTTGGCCAGTTCTTTTTGAGTGTCAATAGGTTTTTGTTCTACAGATTTCTGTAAAACAGATTCAGGCTTTCTTATTTGGTTTTCTTTGGCCTTGGCCTTAAACACGCTTTCAAGTTCTAAAGCAAGTACCGACCTTTGGTAATTGCTCAAATTTCGCCTACCGAATTGGTTGCGAATCATCCACTCTTTGCAGTCCTCCATCGAAGCAAAGGCCATCTCCTTCACCTTAAACGGCAGGTCATACATTTGGGCCAGTTCGTATCGGTTGTGGCCATCTACGATTGTGCCTTGCCATGTAATAATTGGCTCCCGAATACCTTCTTGGCATACGTTGGCTTCAAGTTGCGCAAACTCCTCACTTGTTAATGGTGGGATTAACGCTTTCAGTTCAGGATTAATGCTTAAATTTTGCATAGGTTTTAATAAAGAAGCCATTTGGTCGGGGGCGGTAAAAGAAGTTAACACTTGGCCAAGGCAGGCCTCATCTTCTACGCAACCCCCGAACAAACGGCTCGGTTAATTTTTGTTTTTACCTTTCATGGGCGTGTTAATGCCTTCACAAATATACAAATTGTTTTCAAATATCGCACCATTCAGCACCTACTTTGATAGCCGAAACCATCCTCAGCATGTACTCAAAAGCATCGTGAAACGGCATCGCATTGGCATTGTCAACCACTTCTTTGGTCATGCCTTCGATTGCCAGCCAGCGGTCATCTTCTTGGTAGCCGATGCTCCATTTTTTGCTGCTGTAAATTAGCATAAAGTCGCTGTCGCTTAGAAACGAATACCATGCAAAGTCCTGCTGCGGTTCGCCACCGAATCTTGACAATTCAAGGCTGTAACCGTCATCCGAAGGTGTGCATAGTGGCCACATATCTTGGCCGATAACGGTTGTGCCGTTTCTAATGCCTTGTTCGTGCCGTTCGATGTCAGCACCATATGGGTAGCTTTTAATCGCATAGTCAAAGGCTACAATGGCAACGTGGTCGGGGTAGCGTGAAACAAAGTCAACCAGCCCCTTGCCGTTCATTTGCATTGCCATCATAACTTGCATCTTGTCTTGGTTGTAAGCAATGCCGATTTCGATTAGTGATTTTTGTGTGTTCATGGTGTTTAGGTATTAAAGGTTAAAGGTTAGTAGGTTTCGCCCAATCAATTCGGTAGCTTGAATTGTTGTGCTTTTCGATTTCAAAGCCGTTGGTTCGCAGCTTTTCAATGTCATCTTCAGCAATCGGGTTGAAAACCCAGCAGTACATTTCGCCCTGCTTGGCTTTTTCAAGGCACATGGCTTCGATTTCGGCCATGGTGATTCTTGGCTTGCTGGTTGCCAAGTTGTAAAGGTGATTTGCGTAGATCATGGTGTAAATGTTTTTTGTGTACTGCAATAGTAAAAAGAATATCAATACCAAAATCGGCGTTAACACTTTTTAACACTTAGGCAGAAAAAGAAAAAGCCCCAACCTTTCGGCCGGGGCAATTTCACACCTAACACACTATTTTAGAATGGCAGGTTCTCGCCATCGGTTTGCATCTCAGGTAAACGGCCACCGCCAGTTTCGGTACGCATGCCACCAAGCAGTTCTACTTGGTTTACTAAAACCTTGATGTCGTTGCCGATCTTGTCGTTGCCTTCTTTGTCTTTGTAAATGTCAAGCACAGGCCGACCGCTAATGTACACTTGCGTGCCTTTGCTTAAGAATTTAGCAACCCCAGCAGGCTTGCCATCTTTGCCGAAAAGGGTGCAGCGAAACCATTGGGTTTCTTCGCCTTTGCCGACCGCTACCGAAAAGGTAGTGATGTCTTTGTTTTTGCCGACCAGTTCAGCATCTTTGCCGATACGGCCGATTAATTGTAGTTGTAACATGGTTATTTGGTTTTGATTAGTTTCTTGCGTTGAATTGCTTTTGACACGATGTGCTGGCCGATTTCCTTCCCGTCCATCGACAGCCAAGATAGCAGATGCTTAAGGTCTGCCGCCCGGTTGGCGCACGTGCCGATTATCAGTTCGCCCTTCTGCCCGTTTTGGGTAATGGCAATCGAAGCGGTTGCCGTTTCTTTGTCGGGGTAAGAACGTACAATAATCGGTACATCTAAATACGTTGGCCGAATCATTTGCGCCCAACTGCCGTCCTTGATTTGCTCAAAGCCCAGCTGTTCTAATTGTTCTTTTCTCATGGTTTGTGTGTGTTAATTGTAATTTATTGACGTGAAGATAGGTGTATTTTTGTTCAATTCCAATTCTTGCATGACCATTTTTATATGCTCGCAAAATTCGATGCAGCGCATGTAGTATTGTGGGTCGGCCAGTATAGAATCTTGCACAAACTTTATGCTGTGCATAACCGTTGCATGCTCGCAGTTCAGCATCTTGCCGATGTCTTGCAGGCTCATTGATGTAGCGCAGCGCATCGCAAACCTCATGGCATGCTTGAAGTGTTTAACCTCCCTGAATCTGCGTTTGCTGTATGCGGCCTCATAAGGTAACCCCCAGTAATCGGCAGCGGCTTTTATGACGTAGCGTTGGTGTTCGGTTTTTAGATGCATCTTAAAGAATTCATCGTTTCTGCTGTTGATTATGCGGTCGATTTCGGTGCGAATCTTCAGTAAGCTATCGTTGTCCTGTTTCAAAAGATAGCGTTCAAATTGTCGTTCTGTCATTGTAATTGTGGTAAAAGTTCAACTTCGATAATGTTGCGGCACATTTGTACCCGTTCATAGATGGCATTTATGGTGGCTTCATCATAGTAAATGTCAAACACCTTCAACCGATATTTGGCTGGGATATTGCTCAGGTCTAACTGAATGCCGCCAAGTTCTTCAGGTGTTGGCATTAGCACGTAAACCAACTGGGCCCTTTTAAGCCCCAACAGGTGCATGTAGCCCTGCAATTGATACCAATATCCTTTCGGTGGGTTGCGTTCCCACATTGGGAAAGTGAAAACATCCCAAGGGCATTTAATATCAACAACGGTGTTGCCGTGAATAACGTCAGGTGTGCCGGTTATAAACTCATTCTCAAAAAAGGTTTCGTTCTTCTCAGGCATAAACCAGTTAAGGTGCTGCCCGGCGAATTCAATGGCTTCATCTTCGACCAGTCGGCCCTTTTCCATTGGTCGGCTGTCAATCTGCTTGCGCACCCCGTATATCTGCTCGACAATCCAATCTTGCAAATATGAATAGCACGTTGCCCCGGCCGTGTCTTTCCCCCTGCCATTGGCCATAATTTGACCAATGGCACTACATCTGATTTTGAAATCTTGCATCACTTTAATTGTTTGGTGTAAATGTCAATTGCTTTTTTCACTGTTGCCTCATCTTTCGCCCAAGATTTTACATTGATGCAATCGGCATCGTTAAACGGGTTGGCCTTTTCTTTGCTAACGTCAGGCAGTTGCTGGCTAATGTCGAATAGCGTATTTACCAGTTCTTGCTGCGGATCGGGCAAGGTTAGAAAATCAATCACTACTGGTTTGGCCGCAACCTCATAAGTATTGGCATCTGCATCCTTTAGTTCTTCGGTAGGTATCAACAGCATCTGCATCAGGCAGTATTTTAACGCTGCACTCATGGCTTTGTTTGTTGATTTGTCTGCGCTATCCATTGCCTCGCCTTCGGTAACGCTGGACACAAAGCTGCCGTCCGATGCGTAGAAGGTAAATTTCACGGTCAAAATGGTGTAAATCAAAACACCGCCTTTGGCTGTTGTGCGTTCTTCACGATGCCGCCCCATTACTTCGCTGGTGATGAACACACCGTGCTTTGCGAACAATGGGTGAATTGCATTGTAAAGGTCATCAATACCTCTAAAGTTGTAGCCTTGTTGCTGGTTTTTCTTGTTTTTGCCGATTGCACCGCAGTCCGACATGATTGCCGTTAAGGCTTCAAAGATTGGGGTTGTTTTCATGGGTTTTGTTTTACTTGGTTAGTAATTGATTTACTTTTTCGATTAAAGCTTCGCCGATATACTCTCGGAAAATGTCGACGGTTTGTTGGCGGTTGGCGGCAACAGCATCATAAGCAGCATAAGCAGCAGCAGCAGCATAAGCAGCATCAGCAGCAGCAGCAACAGCAGAAGCAGCAACAGCAGCATAAGCAGCATCAGCAGCAGCAGCAACAGCAGCATAAGCAGCATAAGCAGCAGCAGCAGCAGCAGCAGCAGCAGCATAAGCAGCATAAGCAGCAGCATCTAACTCTTCACGTGTAGCCTTACCTTCACCAAACGCAATAGCCACATCAACAGCTTTTATGCTTCGCTCGTCTGTCATTAAGTGCCTAACTGTGTTTGCACAATGCCCTTTCGCCAACGTGCGAAGGCGTAAATCTACATCAACTTTTTCGGCAAGCCAAAGCAACCAATCGCCTCGGCGGCAAGTTGAAACTATTTCTTCGATAGGCATATCTCCTGCCCATTCTCTTGCTTCTTCGCAAGCGTTTAATTTGATTAAAAGCTCTTTGAATGTCATGGGTGTTGTTTGTAAAAAGTGATTAAATTAGAAAGAACGATGTTTGCTTGCCGCATGACCATTTCGCTTGGCACTAAAGGTGGCTGCGACCTGAAGGTGGCAAATAGTATCGGGCGACCTTTGTCGGGCTTGCCGATAATTTGAATTTTGCTGCCGCCAACAAGCGGCGATTCGATTAAGGTTATTTTCATGGGATGTGTTATTTTGTTCTGCAAACCTAATAGTTATTTCAACACGAAATCAACAACAAGTGTTAAAAAGTGTTAAAACAAAAAAGCCCCGATGTGGGGCTGTTGTAACAAATAAAGTATTAATTCGTTTCTAAGGGCTTATTCTTTGATTTTCGATACAATGCCCTTGCCCTTGCGAATGATGTCGTATAACCGCTTTAAAAGCGTTGTGCCTGTCATTTTTTCGATATTCTCATCTATGCTCTTAAACTCAATACCGATTAACGCAACGCCTACCGCTTTGGTCAGCACAAAAGATGTATTCACGAACTGGCCAAGAAGGTCGCCTACAATGAAAACGTCCATCACGAAGAAGGTCAGGACCACCGATTGGTACATCACCATCTTCCAAACTACCTTGCTCAGTTTCTTGCTTTCGATTTTCTCGCCCGATTTCTGGGCGGCCATAACCCCAAGCAAGGTGTCAAGGGTAATGAATGCCCCAACTGCTATCATGATGCCAGCAACTGGTGCAAAAAATGCAAGTATTGATGCCGAAATATATGCAAAGGTAGATTTCATTTTAAGGGATATTTACTCGGTTCACGACCATTGGGGTACAGGTGTAACACCTATCATTCGGCAACCGCAAATTAGCCAACAAGGTCTGCATTTCGCTGTTGTAATACTGAACGTAAAGGCTGCGCTTTTCGTTAGCGTCTTCTTTGTTAATCGTGGTTACGTTGTTTAGCCTGTCGCTGAACAAGATTTCATCCATCAATTCAACCCCCGAAGCGTATAGCATTGCCCTGCGAAGCCGATTTGAAAATTGGCAAAGCCAAGTATTGTCATCGCATTCGATAGAATAGTTAAGGCTAACTCCGTGCGTGTAACCAATCCCCACCAAATTTGTGTCAGTCAAAGAACCCGTTTTGCTTGTTTCAACCGCACGGGTAAACAACAAGTCGCTGAATCTTGACCGCCGCCCTTTGGTGCAGCTTGCACAGGCGGTTGGGTTTATCCAAGTGTCGAAGGCGGCAGATAAGCCAGCGTCAACGGCAACCATCAAATGTAAATCTTGGCCGTTTGTAGGGTAGCTTTTATTTATCAGAACCTCGGTAATCTGCCCAGCAACTGAAGTGAATGGTATGGTATCGATAATCGTGCCCTGAATAATGTCGATAATGTAGATGTTGTCGGTAACCGCCCCAGCGAAGAATATCGAAACGCTGTTTAGGTTTAATTTAAGATATGGGTAATCGCTAACCAATATCTCAACCCCAGCATATTTACCAACCTTGGCGGCATCGTTTACCTTATTCTCATCGAAAAATCCGATTGTGCCTTTGTCAACCACCGAATTGAACCGACCTTTGATGTCCATAAAAGAACGAAAATCGCTGACAATCTTATCCCCGGCACGTTCAACGGCGGCGGTCATTACATCGTAGCCACTGGATTGCTGGGCATCGCTTACGTAGTCGGCTTGGTATAAGTCAAAGCCTGGCAGCGTTGCCAATGACACCTTGTTACTTGGCGTTGACGTGCATCCATCGGGCACGAATATCAAATCGGTTAGACAGGTAGTTGGCATAATGAAAAATTATCGACCACCACAGTTACACCCTCCGGGCCGTGATGTCGGTTTTGGTTTTGGCTTGTATTTTTTCATAGGTTAAAAATAAGGGGGGATTGCTCCCCCCGTTATTTGTGAATTGCAGGCAGATTAAACTCCTACGAATTTCAAGATGCCGTTAACACCTTCCAAGCGGTCTCCTGCTTGGTACATGTCAGCAGGTAAGAAAATGAAGTCGTGGTTTAACGCAACTTCAAAGTTCCACACCTTTTGGTCTGCACCGTTGCAAGTGTACTCGGCACGGTAGTCGAAAGTCAATGGCAAGTTCGGATCAGGATGCTGAAGCGTTCCCTGAACAAGCGTGCTGTCGTTCATCTCCAAAATACCTTTGAATTCGTTGAACGAAATCATTTGAACGGCTCCGGGGATGATGCTGTAAGCAGCAGTTGGGGCTGTGTCATTCAGCTGGATTCTGCGGTCGTAACCGTAGGTGATGCCAGCTTGCTGGGCATAAAGACCAGTTGACAAACCTCCATCAGTAAATGCAGGGGGCGCAGCAGCGTTCAACGCTTTGATGTACTTCCACCAAGTTTCACCGCCGAAAACGTAAGGCATTCCGTTGAATTCGTTAGCCATGTTCTCGAAAGCAATTACTTCGGTAGCGTCATAGTTGGGACCGCCAGCAGTCAAAACCGTATCAGCGTTTTTGAACAATGAAGTTCCAGCTGGGTTTCCATTATCAACGTCAGAAGCGAAGTTACCGCTGTTGGCGATGATTTGGATGGCTGCATTGGTTGCAACTTTACGGGCCAAAACGTCCATCATTTTGAACACCTCTTTTGCGATGTAGTTGGTGTCGGCCTCGCAGCGTTCTTCTAACTCAGAAGCAGTTAGTTTGAAACCAACGTGGTAACCGTCAGAAGGGGTAAGCGAATACAAAACCGAAGTTTCGCCATCGTTAGACCAAGTTCCGCAAGTTACACGACCGCCGTCCTGAACCATAGATTCCAAGAAACGCTGGCCGTAAACTACCTCAACTGTTTTGCGACCGTGGTCACGAAAGTTAAGCTGGTTTTGGATAACGTCCGACCGGTTTGGCGCAGATAAGATAAAAGAAAGCAAGGGCAAAGCCTCTGCCTTCAAATTGTCAACCCCGAAGGAGTCGAAAAGGGATAGCTGCACATTTGGGCAAGCTATAAATGAAGATAATGCTGACATTGTATTTGTTTTTAATTGTCAATTTGTTTGTGTTACCTACTTTTTCGGGGGTAACTTTGCCCGACTTTTGCGCCATTTTGGCTCGGCAGCGCAGCCGACTAACACAAATTTACCAACAATGTATCAAATGCATTGTTTTTTTTCACAATTTTGCGTTATGGAGAATGAAATACAACAACCCAGCAAGCCCGTCATCACGTTTTTTGAACAATACGGGGGTAGAAATTGCCCAGACGGCGAACCAACCAGCAACTATCAATGCGCACCAAGGGGGCATCACAACAGCATCAAAGCCTCATACAGCAAACGCATCGAATTTGCCGTTGAAATGTATGATGAACTGCGGCGGCACGGTATGAATCGGTACCAAGCAGCCACCGAAGCGGCAACCGCCTACGATATTAACGAAGATAAGTTGCTGCGGATTGCCCGAAAAACGCTATAATGGGGTAAAACTACCGCCATGCCGTTCAAAAGTGAAGCCCAGCGAAAATTCTTGTACGCCACCAACCCAAAATTGGCTGCTGAATTCGAAAAGAAAACCCCAAAGGGCATGAAGTTGCCGAATAAATCGGCTAAGAAGTAGGGGTTATATTGCCCTCAATATCAATAAAACTGTTAATCGTGTTGATGTGAAAGCCTGCGGTCAACAGCATACCCCGTAATGACTGAATAATGTCCTCAATGCCAGCATCGTTTGGCAGTTCTGTCGATACTTCAATATCGTAGCTTCTAATTGTAATTTTCATGTTGTCGTGCATGGCAGAATCTTTTAATCAAATCTACAACTTTTGCCACTATTTACGCTTACTGGCAATTTTAAGCCCCTCACCAATGGTGAGATAATTCGCCAAAAGGTAAAGAATAATTGACCTTTGGCGAAATATACCCTATCGGTGATTGTTTCGCATCTATTGGTTTGGTTTGCACCCGAACGGGCATAAAAAAGCCCCACCGAAGTAGGGCTGTTGCGCCTATACATTAGTTAGCATCCATCATCAAGATAGCTTTCTACTATTTCATAATGATATTCAGAAAAGCTACTTTTACAATCTTCTAAAATAGATTCGAGAAGATAACGTTTGCTAACACTAAATAAAAGCAATAACTGCTCTTGTGCTTGTGTTACAGATATTTGTCCATCATTTAGCTGTGTGCATATTTTATAAATTTCTTCTTTCATATCGTTGTTTTAAAAAAAATTGTTAAGGCAAACTTACAAACTATTTCAATACGAAGGTGTTAAAAGGTGTTAAAACAAAAAAGCCCCACCGAAGTAGGGCTGTTTGATAATTTCAGGCCGCTTAGATTTTGATGCCTTGGGCCCTTGCCTTTGCCAGCCATGCCTCCTTGGCTGCGGCAACCGCCGGGTTCATTTCTTTGCCGTTAACCGTTGTGGTCGTGTTCTGCTTGCCGTTTGCACCTTGGCCGCCGTTGTTCAGCTTGTAACGCTTGGTGTCCTTCAAGGTCTTTTCAAACAATTGTTCGGCAGTCAATTGCGAAGTTGTGCCGCCTGTTACGATGTTGCCATCCATGTCGTACACCAGTAGCTTGCCGTTCTCCTTGCGAAAATCGTACTTGCCTTGGATTTGCGTCAGCCATACACCTTGTTTAACAATGGCATCAGCGTCATCAACCCAGTTGCTGGCATCGAATAAGCGTGTAACCTCGGCCTCGGTCTGAGCCTTTTCAAGTTGCTTAACAGCATCCGACTTGGCATTTTCAACAGCCGCAAGCAACTCGGCCTCTTTAGCCTTTGCCGCCTCGGTCATTTCCCGAAGTTGGTCACGTTCTTTTTTGATTTGCTCAATATCGGGCTGCGACTTGCCAGCCTCAATAGCTGCGGCCAATTGTTCGTTTAAGCTTTGCATCTTGGCTGGCACAAGTTCTACCAATTCATCGAAGGATTTGCCTTTGCCTTCATCACCAATCAATGCCTTTAGCTTGTTTTCGGCTGTGCCCCGTGCTTTGCCAAAGGTGGCGTTGATTTCTTTTAGGTGGGTTTCACGGTCGATAAAGCGTTCGCCAAGGGCAGTCCTGATCGTGTCCTCATTCGCATCTTCGGCAATTTGAATGCCAGTCAGTTTTTCAAAGATTTCCTTATTGATTTCCATTGCTTGTTGATTTTTGGTTACGTGATTTTTTGCTACCTTCTAACTGCGCTTGCAGTTCGGCAATTCTCGCCTGAAGTTCGGCCTCTTTGCGTTCAGCATCGGTTAGCCTGTTTTCAAGCGAAGTCAGTAGTTGGGTTTGCTGTTCGGCTTGGTCGATAAACTTGCGGTCAATGTTGTACCCGTTGAAGTTCTTGGCTTCCCAATCCTCAACAAGCATATAACCCAATGCGCCGAATTTGGCTTTCATTTCGGCTATCTTTGGCCATGCCCGTTTTGGGACTTCAAGTTTTCTGCCAAAGTTGGCTGGTTTGCCGGGATTATGCGTCCTTTCGGCTTGGTGTTTCGCCACACGGATGAAGGTGTAGCTTTCTCGAATTTGCGTCATATTTTAGCGTTTATTACGCTAAGTTAAGACCTTCATCTGAATTAGGCAACTGTGGTGTACCAAGTTCACGTCTTGCTTGTTCTTCGCTAATGCCGTACATTCTTGTCACGAACGAAATGGCCGCCTCCAAATCGTAAACACCGGACGCAACCGCCTTGGCGATTTCGATGAAGCCAGTCAGTCCGCCTACGGTTTTGCTCAGTTCTGTACCTCCTAACATAGCCTGTCCGTCAATTTGTTTAGGCATAAACGGCTCGGCAATTGAAGTCGCAATACCAAGAACGATTTCACGCTGCTGCGCTGTTTCAAGTTCATCAAAATTCTCGTTCTCATCGTATGCCTGATTCAAGATAGTTACAAAGCTATTATGCAGAATGACCTCGGCCTCGGTTGCTGTGCTGCCCAACATACCCCTAACTGTCAGGTCATCTTTTGACCAAAGCCTGTCAAGTTTGATTTGCAGCTTAATCATTCGCTCAACCTTTGGCGAAGCGTTGAACCTCGTGCCGACATATTGGTAAAGCAAAGATGCGACTGCGCTGTCCGGTAGTGACTGGTCTTTGGCCGTGCCTATTTCGCTGGTAATGTCCTCGTAGCTTCTAAAGTTAAACGAAGTCGGTACTTGGATGCTTGGCTTTTCAAAGGCAGCACCATAACGCATCCAGCCGATTGCCTCGATTGCCATGTCCATTAACGCAAATAACTCACGGGCAAACTGCACCATGAAGGTCTGCCATTCCTCCTTCTCAATTTGCTTGCCTGTTGCCGTTGCTGAATTGGCTTGTTCGGGTTCAAAAAACATACCAAAAGCCGACCGCCTACGTGCTTCGATTTGGTCGCTGGTGTACTTTAGAATTTCACTTGGTGGCGCAGCAAATTGAACGGGCGGTGACATTGCCAGTTGATTGGTTTCGCCCATTCGGGTTGTGGCCGCTACTTCGTATATCCCCGTTGGGCTGTGGTTTAGATTCTTGCCGGTCCCGTTACATTTGCCGCAGGCAGAATATCCGTTTGATTCGTTGTTCCAAACCTGACCGCCATCGCAGCCAGCGGCATCGCACCTATCAACAACGGCAATGATAATCGGGAAAGCCAAACGGTATGTTGACATCATTAGGTTGCTTTCCAGCCGAATAACCGTGTTAAGGTGTGGGATTGCATCGGCAAAGGCAGAACGATATAGCACCTCGCCATCCTTCATCTCAGGCTTGCCGCCAAGTTTCCATGCTGGCAGATAGCCCCAGCCGTGCCGAAATACTTCAACCACTTCAAAGGTCAGGTTGCCTTTGGCATCTTTGCCGTTTACATAGGCTTCGTAAATAGATAGCTTATCCACATATTTAAAGCCCATTTTATCCCCATCCTTGCCGTTCCAAAGCAATGCATACTCCCCAGCCTTGTAACCAGCAATGTACTTTTCTTCGTAGATTTTGGCTACTGGTGAAACCAACTCCGACTGGTCCACCACTTCGTATTCGTTGCCTTCTTCATCAATGCTGACTTTCATCGGCAGATATTCTGGGCATACCAATAGCAACTGGTTAGGGTAGTTTATCTTGCGTTCACGAACAATGTCAAAAAAGTAGGCTTCGATTGAATAGTATTCGGGGTAAAGCCCGTAGAAATACTCCTTCTGCTCATCGTTTGGCCACTCAATTGAATAGTTTTGGCTGTTTGCAACCGCCTTGGTTCTGTTTAATGCCCGATTCCATTCGGTGTTGGTCGTTGGTTCATACAGCCCCTTTTGGTATTCCCATTCTTCGGGCTGCTGGTTCGGTGCTTTTGACCGCAGGATTTCGTATGGAAATTGGTTTGCTTCAGCATGTACACAAACTGCGTTATGTTCACGGATTGTGTACGGGTATATCTCGGTGAACTCAGGTAAACTTTCGTAGTATGCCTCAGTTTGAAAGGTTTTGTCGTACTTGCTGGGCATCCCAACAATGCTGCGCTTTTTACGAATTTCTTTTGCTGCGTGGTCAATTAGGGCGAAAATATCTGCCATGTGGCTTGTTTTTTGATAAAAATACGCAATCTACTCTATATGCTTCAAAAGTTCTTTTAATGGCAACCTAATCACCGCATCGGTGTAGTCGTGATGCCCAGCCAAAATCAGGCAATTGCCATCGGCATCAATCTCTAAATGCGTTGGGAAAGTCACAAAATCCAGCATCTTCGCTAACCAAGTGTGGGGTGCTGGGGGTATATCTCGGCTGTTTTCAATAAATGTGGCTTTCCAAAGCGGTGTTCTTGACCATCTCAAAGCCTTAAACGGGGGTTTTGCATCCAACTCCATCAGCCCTGCCCAGTACAAATTGATAGCGTTCACCTTCTGCCGCACGTGAAATATGGTGTAAAGTTTGCCGCCATACTCAACCAATTGCGTGCCGCCTCTAATATGCCCCCTTGTCAAGGTTGGTATTTCGGTTTGGTACTCAGCAATCGGTTCGCCAAGGTCGTATTCAACAACGTGGCCCGGTGCGTACAAAACATGCAACCGCCCATCGTAAACAAACGGTGACCAGTTCTTTTCTCGGCCATCGTGGTCTTTCGGCCTACTTGCTGAGGGTTTCATCTGCCAACATTCTTGCGTATCGATATACCCAAAATACATATTGCCGCCATCGTTAAACACCAAGGCTGGCCGCCCGTTAAATTCAACGCATCGTGGGTCTTCTGCATGCCCGTTTTCGGTCTTGAACTTCAGCAGCTGCGGTGTTGAAAGGTTGCCGTCTGCCCAATCCATTACTGCCAATTTTCGGTCGGTAAAAAATCTTGGTTTGTCAAGCCTAACAACATATTTGCCCTGAACAATTGAACCATTGAAAGCGTTAGTGAATGGCTTTGGCGCAGCCTTGCCGTAGGGTAACAACTGCATCTCAGGTGT